AAATTAAAGTGATGACCTTTCTCATGGTAATCCATACCAGTCAATACTTTGTCAGGATCTTTTGGCATTTTCATTAATGTTTTACCAACAGCTTTTTCTGGACTTATTTTGTCTATTAAATAATCTAGTTCTTCTTTATCTTCATTTACCACATCATTTATTGCTTCACCAAGTGTAGTTCTAAATTCATTCTTATCAGGATACAGTTGATACATAGTCATAAAATTTAAACCAATCGCATCAGCAACATCTTCTCTTACACCTATAAAGAAACATCTTTTACGAGATTGTGGTACACCAAAATAACTTGCGTCTAATACATCAGCAACTATAAGATAACCTATTTCTTCAAATGTATTTTGTATCTTATGAAAATACTCTTTGGCTTCACCCATAGTTAAACCTTCAACGTTTTCACCAATAATAACTTTTGGTTTTATATCTTTTGCCACTCTTAAAAATTCAAAGAATAAATCCTCTACATTCTCTACACCTTTAATATCTGAATATTGTTTTGTTTTACCAAAGGCATCTGCGTGTGTTCTACCCTCACCATGAGATACTGAACCAGCCATACTAAACGCTGAACAAGGTGGACTACCATCTAATATATCTAACTCACTAACCTTAACTCCAGCTTGTTCCATTAAATATGTACCTGTCAATTTTTTTATGTCACCTGGTATTATTATAGTGTCAGGATAATTTTCTCTATATGTATTTTGTGCTTCTTCTACAAACTCATTTACTGCTAGTATTTTACCACCAGCTAATCTATAACCTGTTGATGACCCACCACCACCAGCGAAAGTAGATATAACGTTAAAGAGTTCTTTTTTCTCACTAACTCTTGTATCTCTTATTGTGTATCTTTTATAATTGTTCATTGTTCCAAATTACTAATATTCCTATTATAAATGCGTATATTAATATAACATAAAATAGAGAAAGAGTCAAGTGCCAGATCATACCTCATTACCCCAACTATTCCAACCTTCTCGTTTTCTACGAGCAAAGAGTTCTATATAAGGGCCTTCTAACATCTTTTCAATATGGTTATAAACTATATCTGGTTTTCTACTATGTTCCTGTCTTTGACTAACCACTAATTGTGGTATACTTTTATTTAGCCGTTTAGGTTTACCCCTTGTAGCTAATAAGCACATTTCTGGATTACCTCTAGTCCAATAACCTAGACCAGTAAAGAAACCCATTTTAGTACGATTCGTTTTCGCCCAAGTAAAGCCCACTGTCTTGTACTTGAAACCCCACGCATTGATTACTTCAAATGCTTTATCTAACAAGGGATCAACAACCCACATTAAAAGGACTGCATCATCTTTAGCAAGGTTACGCACAGGTAACCGAACAATGTCAGATAAATGCATGCAAGGATAATGCCTTTCAGGGCTTTTGTCCTTTCCTTTATCGCTATACGTTTTAAACGTCCAAGGCGGATCTGCATATATTACTCCATGTTTTTGGTTTGTATTAAACTCCATAACTTAAAAAAAAGTACCTCAATAATAAACATATTACTAAAAATTTAGGTATTGACCAATCTGTTTTATAAGCAATTAAACTACCTGTGGCAAAACCCCAATGTATAGTAATTAGTAATAAAAATAAACTTGACATCATTTACCTAAAATCAATTCTGAATCATTGTATCCTAATTTACCAACTGGTATAAAATTAAAAGCAATAGAATATCTGGTAATATTAGAAAAATTAAATTCAATTTTATGATGTAAATGGCTAGGGAAAAATACAACCATTTTATTAAAAGGAGTAATCTTAACACTTAAACTATTATAATCTAATTGTTTTGATGTTTTTAGAGTAAATCCAGTTTTAGACATATCATTTAAAATTAAATTACCAGAATTTTTTTCAACATTTGTATAAAAAATTCCACTATACATACAGTTGGCGTGATTATGATAATCCGACTCTTGTCCTATTTCGCATTTTGTTCCCCAGGAAGTTGTATAAACAAAATCATTGTATGTATATTTTAATATTTTATTTTTAAAATTATAAAACTCTTTTTTGATTATTTCTGCTAGTTCTTTAAATTCTGGTAATTCAAATATATAAAGATTGTCTGATGATGATGATAAATGTTTTCTAGTTTGTAATCCTGCCGTTGTGTGATAATTTAAATTTTTAATGTTAGCATTTAAATCATTCAATTCATTATCACTAACTTGATCTAAAATTTTTGTAAAAACAATTTCTGGAAATAATAAATTAACTTCTCTTATTTTCATACGAAAAAATCCTCCAGACTTGCTTTCTTTTCATAAGACCAACCAATTGAATTCAATATAAAACTCATAGGATCTAAAAATGTTTTTTGAAACATAATGTCATAATCAATATATTCTTGTAATTTAAATTCACTTGGTAGTTTTGTAACATAACTTATTACATCAAACTTAAATGGATTTGCTTCTATTAGTTTTAAAAATTTTATCTTATCACCTTCTTGTATTAGAGGATACTTTTTATGTAACTTAAACTGTTTTAATTGATGATTATATATTAATGCACCTTTAACATGAATAGGTGTACCTTTAATAAAGATATTACTACCATGCATATATTTTTTTAAGTTATTACAAGACCTAGGAAAAGATATTTGTTCAGCTGTCATTTGATAAAATTCTTTTTTAAAGTCAGCGACAAATGCTTGTAGTTCATCTTCACCTTTAGTCATTATAAGTTTGATTGCTTCTTTAATCTTTCCTCTACAAACTTCTGGTGTAGATGACTTAACAGCTTCTATACCCATAATCTTTAGTTTAGGTTCTTCAAATGTAATACCTTCTTCGTCTAATACGTTTAACATATATCTTTTTTTAGCTGTCCATATACCTTTATCAGCAATCACTTCTCGTTTCATAACCATTTTTTGTTTAATTGCATTTGTGTATTCTGCCAATTCTGCGAAACACTTATCTATAAATGGTTCTATTCTACTATTGACAACTTTGTTTAGAAACTTCAATGTATCTGCTTTTGATTTATCTTTACAAGTCGCTTCAACTAATTTGTCTAGTGTAAGATAGATTGAATCTGTATCTGATGCAACAATATAATCTACTTTGTCATGTGTCTTTAATATTCTATTCATATATTCATTTACATTTTTTTCAATAAATCTAATTACAAACTGACCAGAAGTAGTAATCGCAGTCGCTTGTCTTACATCATAATATCTAAAGTATTGATTACCTATCGCACCATAAGCTGAGTTAAGTGCAATCTTTTTTGCCCATTGTATATTATGACAACGAGATATTTCTTTTGCTGTCTTTGGGTCTTTAGTTTTTTGATATTCTTTTTTCGCTTGAAATGCTAGTGTCTTAAATTTAACTCTATCGTTATACATCTTTTCCATAAGTCTAGGTAAGAAACCTGGACTATCTGTTTTAAACATAGCACCATTTGGTGTAATACAAGCGCCTTCTGTTTTTAGATGTGTCAACGGTGTCGCATGTTTTAACAATCTATCTACAGAAACGCCTGATGGTTTTACACCAATGATTTTTTCTGGTGATATATTATACTGCATAATTAAGTGAGGATATAGTGAGTTAATATCAAATGAAACAATCCAGTTATGCATACCTGTAATTGGGTCTTTTACATAAGCGCCATCGTACTTATCTTCCTTGACGTTATCTTCCTTAGGTGGTATCATTATATTATCTTTTTTTAGATAATTGTAAATTAACATATCCCACATTCTAACTTGTGAAAATACATCTGTATAATTTACTTTAGCTTCATAAGCCATAGTTAAGACTAATTCAATTAGTTTTAGTTTATCTTCTAAACCATCAACTATCTCAACGTCTTTTATATTGTAATCAATAAATGATTGAAAGTCTTTTGTATACCAATCTCTAAATGTATCATAAGGATTTTCATCTTTTTGTAAACCAAGTTCTACTTTACCAATGTAATCAAGTTTATAACTTTCTTGTCTTGTTGGTATAAA